AAAATTAACCATACATCATCACCAGATGCATTTGATGATAATATAACAATGTTTATCCCCATCCTTGATGCATTTAATACTGTCATTTTCATCCAGATCCTATTTATTATGCTATCTTCTATTGCAGTTCCCTTTTTACCAGATTCTAATCCATTTTTAACTTTTGTAGTCCAGCTTACTTTACTTAGATCCGATTGATCAAGTAGTATAAATTTTCTAGATGATCTTAAATACTTATAGATTGACATCTCGTCATCACTTATTTTTGCCCTTGTTGCTATTTCTTCTGAGAATATATCATCTTCTTCCTTACTGACTTTTCTATCGAATTTTGAATAGTCCATAGGCATCTTGGTTTTATTTTCGTTTTTAACCTGTTCTATGAATTTTTCCTCTCTTTCCATTTGCTCAGAGAGTGTTTCTCCAAGCGTAATACCTTCTCCGGTTTTAATTATATTATTTCCTAGTCTATAGAAGATCCAACTTTCTATTAAATACATCCTGAAATCACAATTTATTGCTAACCTTACTTTACCTATCTCACTTTTAAATAATGATCTCGAAAATGCACCCTTTTTATAATCCATTACATATGCAAACAACTCTGCTGTAGACATTAACTCACCTATCTCAGATTTGGTTATCGATTTTGATTTTACGCCCTTCATTATGTGTGCTATATCATAAGTGTCACTCAGTGTTGAGCCCGATGTTGCCCATAAGTCTCTGTTATCTATAAAATCGTACAAAGAAATATCATTTCTGAGCCTTACGTCATTTTCATTAAGAACAGTATTCAATACATTTTTAAATTCTCCTGCATATCCTACATTTGTCCATTCAATTCCATTGAACCACATTTTCTCCACCGGCTCTCCAACCCATTGTTTTGCTGCATTGAGCATATCTTCATTTAAAAAAGGGAATTTTGGGAACCCTACAAATGCATATATTGATAAGTATAGCCTCCATTCGTTTGAGAATTTCTTTCCATAAGATTTAGCATAGTCCTCAAGTGTTTTGAGTCTTTCTACTGTCTTATCTGCATCTGCAGTTATAATCTTTCTTTTACACAATTCCTCGAACTTCG